AACATTTACCGCCGGGCTGGCTACCTGAACATCCGGGCTTACCGGCTGGGGAACATTTACTACCGGGGCGGTTGTTTCAGGGCGTGAAGCCGTCGGCATTTGCATAGCTAATGCCGGTGCATCTAAATTAATAACAGGAACAACAGGTTCAACCGCCTTTACATCAGGTGCAGACAGACTAACAGTTACCGGCAACATGATAGCGGCGGCAATCTTTCGTACATTGTGCATAATGTCAGAAAGATAATTATCCTTTTCAGGCTCGTAGCTTTGTGTTCTATCATCCGCCTTTGCCGTAAAAGCTGCTTTTGCGTCAATGGTATTGCCGACCGGTAAAACCTTATTTGCGACCTGTTCTTTTACTTCCGTAGGTTTCAGACTGACGCTAAGAGGGGCCATCTTCCGGGTAACAGCAGTATAAGCATCGGTTTCATTCAGATTTTTCGCGTTATCGTCGAGTTTGATAACTTTCTTAGCCTTCGTACCCTTCTTATCCTTCCCCAACTTAGCCATCAGGGCGTTAAAGTTCGTGCCCGGAACATTATTAGTTTGTGGCAACGGCTTCGGATCAGGTATAAGTTTATCCATCGCTGATACATCATCCGTTTTTTGCTGGGATGCCGCCCAACTATCACGCCCAGCCTGTTTGCCTTTTTCCCATGCTTCCGAATAGTTGCCATCTTTAGCGGTGTTGTATAAAACAGACACAGGATTAACCCCTACCACACCTTCGCCGATATTTTTGAAACCATCTTTGGCCGCGGCGGCCGCTTCCTTGAAGTTTCCTTTTACAAGATTAACGATAGCCGAACAAACACCACCGATACCGCTTAGAACTTGTTTAAAGGGCTTAACAATGCTATTCAGTAAAGTAGCCCCAAATTCTTTTATCACACCCCACACGCCAAGAACCGCAACCCGGAAGCCTTCAAATTTTTGCCAGCAATATGTTACGGCCGCAATAACCGCACCAATAGCAAGCGCAATCCAGCCCAAAGGTGAAGCGTAGAATGCGGCATTTAACGCCCACTGTGCGGTCGTTAACCCCCATGTAGCGGCAGTTTGTGCAATATCCAGTACCTTTTTAATACCACCTATAATTACAGCCTTTTGCGTAATCGCATAGTTCGCACCCATTGCGATAGTAAAAAAGCCCAAAGCGGACGTTAAACCAACTACAAGCGGATTACCTTCTGAAAGTAAAGAATACCAAGAACCAAAGAACCCGACAACCGTATCAAGCGTAAAGGAAACGGCGGACAACACAACATCGGCAACACTTAAACCGGCACATATAACCGGCAGGATTATTTCACCGACTTGCACCCCCATGTTTTTAAACTTGTTCCAAACTTCGGTCGCCTGTTGTACGCTGTTCTTTGAAAACTCCAAAGCCGCGTCGGTTTCCCCGGATGAGTTTGCCACGTCGTGCATTGACTCGTTATATTTGGTTATATCCGAAGTTAAAATGGCGAATGCGTTCTTAGCTTCCTTATCCACCAAACCGATTTTTTCAAGGAATGACGACTTTTGTTCATCGTTCATGTCGCCCATAACCCCTTGCAACTCTCCAAAAACATCTACAAGGCTTCTTATTTTCCCGGTTTCATCAAAAACCTTAACACCGGACTTTGCCAGCTTATCGCGAACCTCACCACGCCCCAAAACAGAAAAAGCATTTTCCATCAGGACGGCGGCACGTTCCGCCGACTGCCCTTTTCCGGTCATATAGGCGAACGTACCGGCAACCTCTTTATAGGCAATACCCATATTTGAAGCACCGGCAATAAGGTTCGGCATATAACGGGCAAAATCGGCAAACTCGCCAGCCCCGACACGTTTCGCCGCGAAAAAAGTATCAAGAACCTCCTGTGCGCTGGCATTCTCTTTACCTATGATAGATAAAGATTGGGCCAAAGCAGAAGATACTGTTTTTACATCAGTAAATCCGGCCTTGCTGCCTTTCAATGAAGCGTCCAAAATAGACAGAGACAAATCAACATCGTTCAACTGTGAGTTTATCTGTTCAAAACCTATCGGGGAAAGTACAACGTCCGTTTTGTTATCCTTTGCAATCTTTTTAAGTTTGTCTTTCAAATCGGACAACCCGGCTTCATCAAGCCGTGCGGTAATATTTACCTGCGCCAGTCCTTCATCCAAATTCATTCCGGCCTTACCGGCAAAACCTAAAGCGGCCATTCCGGTAACAAGTGGATTTTTGATAAGGCCTGCGCCCGGTATGGCATCGAAAGCATCAGAGGCCCATTTTTTGAATTTACCCCCACCGCTGGCCGTTTCCAGCGCATCAATCTCTTTTGTCAACCGGGAAATCTCTTTGTTGTATTCCCGGATCGCTGGCAAATTATCCGCCGATATCCATTCCTTTTCAGATTGAAGGGCATCGACTTTCATTTTAAGCGAACCGATAGTCTTACCCGTATCTTTGCATACCGCATCGACGGAAGAAACTTTTTCGCGTACACCGGTAAGAGCCGTTATCGTTTTATCGGACGTGGCAGTAATGCCGCCCAATTTAGCGGAAATCTTATCTTGCAGGGAAAATATGTATTCTATTTTGTTCGCCATAAATTAGTTATTAAATCCTGTTTCACCCATTCGGCCATCGCTGTTTGATGCGCCCATTCCTCATCCGTGAGTTCTTCGGGGTTTATGTGCAGATAAGCCCGGATAAGGGTATCGGCTAAAAACATCCATCCGGGCTTCTCTGCTATGTTTGTTCGGCTTATAATTTTTTTAGTTCGGCCTCTTTCACTTCGATAAGGTCAGCCAGCTTTGCAGATACGCCCAAAAATAAGGCATCGTCTTTTTTAATTTCTTCGTCACCGGCAATCCAACAGTTGTTCAGAAGTATTTCGTTATACTTCATCGGGTCTGACTTGCCAATGACGGCCGCCGCTCCGAGGGCTTTACGGTCGGGCTTATGCAGATAAGCCGTTTTTCCTTCAACTGTTACCTGAAACACATCGCCGTGTTTCTTTTTCCATTCCTCAATCTGTTCGACTGTTGCTTTGTTTTCTTCGTTCATCGTTTTTAAGTTTATTAAATTACATTCGGTTCCATGTCACAGGCGATAAAAGGCAAGGCATGTTCCTGCTGCAAATCACCTTCTTTAATCACGTATGGGGCTTCCGTAATGGAAAGGTTGATAATCTTGTCCGTTTGGATAACTCCGCTTTCAGGCAGATAAGACACAATAGCGTCAAACTCCAAATCGGTAATATCATCATGTCCTTTTGCCTTTGCGGCGGCCTGTAAGGCTATCAGTTCAGACTGGAGCAACGTAATAGTACCTTCATACTCCTTTTTACCTAACTGAATACCGCGTGCCTTCTTTCCGGTTGCAAAAAGGCATTCCTTTTGCCTTTTCATCTTGTACTCAATACCACGAAGTCCGGTTACTTCCTTGCCCAGCATGACGAGTTTTACGTCAATCCAAGCATATTCTTTTGAATTAAAACTGCTCATTATTCACTTGTATTATAGAGGTTGCTAAATGACAAATCCACATCTATTTCTTTCAACAGCGCAGTAGGGACAATCTTACATTGAACCTTTAGAGAGCCGGTAGAAATCAAATTCTGGGCCGGGTTGATATAAGCCTTAAAGCCGCTTATCTCGCCGTCCATATCCGTATTAATGGAACGGATGATTGATTGCTCGAAAGACTTGCAGACAGGTTGCGACAACTGGCCGGTATCGGCATCAACCATGATGCTATCCAGAATTTCGTCAATATATGTCTTATAACAGATAACAACGGCTTTCTGAATAACCCGGATAAGACATAACCGGTGATAATCATCTGTGGAAGCAACGGCCGTCGCATCATCATTCAGGTAATAACCATTTTTGCCAATATAGGTGCGATAAAATATATAGCCGGCATCATGAAGAATATTCCAAAGAGCGTAATCCTCTTCCGGCTTCTTTCCGTCCATCAGATAACCATCGGCAGCAATATTACCGTCTTTCACACGACCGATAGAAATATTGACCGGGCAGGTGGCGGCACGTCCGAGAACTTGACCGATTGCAGCGGAATACAATTTGCTGCCACCATAAAGGCCGTCAGAAGCCAGTACGACACTAACGCTATTTTGCGATCCTTCGCGCGGCTGGTAAAGATTATCCGTTTCACCACTCCAACCGATAGCGGGAATCAATACCACAAACGGGGCTATTTTCTCCATGTACGCTTTAACGACAGATTGGGCCGCGGTAATGGCGGTAATCACATCTTTGTCAATGCACTTTTCAAGTGTGGGCGTATAAGAAGCGGGGGCATTACGGTTCACGCCGACAAGACGGATACGTCCGGCCGCGGAATCTATCAATGTTTGCAGAGGCGATCCGGCTTCGGTGGAACAAATCTGTGTCAATGTGGTAGCCTCACTGACTACCAGCAAATGAAGTTCCGCACCATCACCGGCGGCCGCATAAAAGGCCGACACGTCTTTATAGACTAAAGGGTTGGTTTCTTTGTTGATACCCAGCTTTGCAAGGTCGTTGCTGGAAGAAAGTACATACACTTTGTTAAGAGCGAGCTTTCCTTCCACGGCCGTTCCGGTTAAAATCAATCCGGAAATGCCATCATCCGAAAGGGTTACAGTACCGATGTTACCGTTACCCAGCGTAATATTTACATTTGGTAAACTCATATTCTGTTGTTTAATAGGTTTTTAATTCACCCTTTCCACATTTCTTTTGATGGGAAACGGCCTTATCACGTTCATGTCCGAGAAAAACCATGTTGTCACCGGTAACATGAAAGTTTAAACTATCCGGGTAGGCTTCCCGGTATTGTGCCAAAAAGGCAGGTTCATTAGCCGGTACGGTAACCGGGGTTTCTTCTGTACGCTTTTCTTTTGCCATTCTAACGACGTTTTAATAGTTTTAAAATAACCTTCCAAATTGAAGGCAGATATTTAATCAAAAGGACAACCGCAAGCAATCGGCAAAGGTAAATTTGAGCCTGTTGCCACCATGTAAGCCGGTTGATATAGACCGTTTCACCGGGCACATATTTAGGCACGTAAATAATAGAATCCTTTGCCGGTATATAAATCGTGTCATGCTTGGCATTCGCCTTGTAGTCCAGCTTCCCGTTATCAAAAGAAAGGCTGCTTTCAACCCCAGCACTTTTCAATTCGTTATAAGCCTTCATTACAACCTGATTACTGCTGTCACATTCAAACAAGGCTGTTAGAAGTGCCGAATCAGGCGACAGGTAAACAGGCACAAGGCGTTCCGTTGCTATATTAGCCGGTGGGTTCGCGGGCGTGCCCTTCGCATTTTTCAGCCCGCCGCAACTCGTCACGTACAGGACAAGAAGTATCAGCGTGAGGGCAGGTATTGACTTTTTCAACAGCCCGGCGAAGCCGTTCCAATTCTTTTCGTATTGCATAAATCTCCTTTTTTAGCGGTTCGACCACCTGTTCCATCAGGATGGCCATTGCCTTTTTAACATTATCCAGTTCGTCGCCGCGTGTGTCCGTCTTGGAGGCTTCCACTTGCGCCCGGAGCCCGTCGACTTCTGCGTCGTACTTCCTGCGTAGCAGTACAGCCGTAAGCCACGCGCTTAACGGTGCGGATATGATTGCGGCTACCAGCGATATTATTTCAGACAATTCCATCCTGACTTCTTAGGTTATTTGTTCAGCAACTCCCAGCCGGAATATATGTCATCCATGATGGCGGGAACGCCGTTTTCCACTTGACTGATAGCCGCCGCAAAACTGCACATGGTCGCTTTGTCGTTCACATCCGGCACATAGGTCGTTGGTACTTGCATTTCGCGGCAAACTCTTTGTATATATCCGGCGGTGTTATTCTCTATCTTTGGAGCATAGCGGTTGATAAAATCCGCTATCGTCTGGCATTTGTGTAATTTGCGATAGTTCTGCAAAGTACGGATCAGGGCACGATAACCATGTGCCATTGTCTCAAACTGGAAAAACGCCTTGTCCGTCTGCACCGCCCGAAGCCCCTGCCATTTATCTTTCGACAAACGGAGATTGCCGGGGTTATTGTTTCTTAATCCGCGCGTCATGCTTTAGGCTGGGTTAAAGTGATTGTAGCGGTTTTTGTCACATCTTCGGCAAGCGTCAGGGTAATAACGCCTTCTTTTGCGGCTTCACCGGCCGAATTATCCAAAGCAGTTACCAATAAAACTTTATCCTGTTTTACAACCTTAAAGCCTTCCGGTTCTGTATATGCGTAGTCAGACGAAGCGCTTACCGCAAATTGCTTTGTTCCACCGTTAACCGGGTAAGCGATTGTTTTCGGGGTAACTGATATTTCAGGCACATAAGCCGAACTGGCAATCGCGCCGATAGCTTCCATCTTTTTCGGCAGTACGATAAAATAATGACGGAAGTTAATCAGATTTTCTTGTGTTGTCGGACTTTTTACCGCTTCCGAATAGTACATCTTCGTCTTACCTGAAGCCTTGAACATGCGTTTTACATAGAAAGCGACCGAAGCCTGACATGTGCCATCCAAAGCCGTTTCTCCGAATTTCTTTTTTACTCCGTTAGTGGTGAATGACGGGCAGCTGACAAACTCGTAAACTTCAAAGCCGTACAGGTTGGCTATCTTGCCGGACGTATAATTGTAATACTGGTCTTTGAATTTCTGATCCACGAGTAAAAGGTCGTTCACATGGTCTGTGCACAACACAAGCCGACGGCCTTCGGTCGGAATTTCCATCTTATCAAATTTATCTTTCAACGCAATAATGTCCTTTGTCGTAATCCTGCGACGACCGTTATCGTTTGCCCCGGTGGTAAGAACTACCGGTGTCAAAGCAGAATCTTTTTGAGGCGCAAGGGCATGAATTGCCTTCTTGAACTTGTTCACCAGGATAGCTTCACCGTGACGTTCTTTGTGGCTTGCCATCTTATCATAAGAACAGGCATAAAGTTCATCATCCGTGACACGGGTAGCCTTTGTTTGGTATTTATCCAGACTGATAGCAACGTCGCCATCTTCCAAATCTTGGATAGGAATAGGATAAGTTGTATTGTTAATCAAAACGTCAGGATCACCGCCCACGTCGATAAGGTGAATAATATCGTTTTCGGCTTTATCGGAATAGTCGGGAATACCATCCAGCCATGTAGCCGTAATTCCGGCACGCAATTTCTTAATTAATTCACCCGTCCAAATTTCCGTATATACACCGGCACAAGCCGAACCATTCGGCAGAAAGTTGCCCGAAACAATCGACGCACCTACGACGACCGCCGCACCGGCAGAGGCCGGAACACCCATTGCAACGGCAAGAAAAAGCCCCATCATTGCATTAATAAGCAACCGGGAAAAGAGTTTAAATCCTGTTTTCATTTTTACCTGTTTTAAAATTAGTAATTGGGACAATCCACACCATATTCGGCCTTAAACAGCTTCATATAAGTGGGCTTGTCATTTTCTTTCAAGTTTTCCATCTGATCCGCCGGAACATCAGACAATTTTTTCCAATCCAAAGCCATAGAACCGGAACCGCCGGGCTGGTTTATCAAATTCATCGGCTTTTGTATCGGTGTCATGGAATCAAAAGTCAACTTTAGGCTTTCAATACCTACCTTTTTACCCAATTCGATAAAATGCGCTTCCTTTTCCGGCATAATCAGGCGTTTGCCTGTGGCTTCTTTTACTGTTTGCGTAATAGCAGACAACTGCATTTCTTCTTTCTCCTGTTGTAATTGCTGGTTAGCCAATTTATAGCCGTTCAGCACTTCAATAGAAGAAAGAATTTCATTTTCTCCAGCCGTTTCCGGCAACCCCAATTTCAGGGCGATAGCTTTGTAATCCATCTTTTCTTCGTCTTTTTGATTGTTGATATTAGTGAGTAATGGCAGACCGTCCGAGTTTTCACCGGCCGCCAGTTTTAATTCCTGACCTTTGAAAGTGAGTACCAGCGGCAAAGCGTTGTCATTTCCGCCGATGTCAACCATACTTATTTCAATTAACTTGCTTCGTGTAGCAGTAGCCCGGTATTGGCCCGGCTTTATCAGTTCCGGCGCGTCGCTGGTTTCTGTTACCTCAAAATTAGCGGAAGCCATTTTTAACGTACCCTTATCCCATTGCTGCTTTGCAAGTTTGCTTTCATCGCGTACTTCATCAAAGTAAGGTTCGCCGGTGATTTTATCGCCTTCCTTTTTTATATCTTTGATGCAGCCGATAATAATACCGCGCCAGTGCATCCACAACAACACAGGATTGCGTTCGTATTGCGAAATATCAACGCCATCGGTTTTAACCCACGTTCCGTAACAGTTTACGGACTCATCACTTATAATTATTCGCTTTGCCATTTACTACATGTTACATCGTTTTAATACTGCATTTCTGCGCTTTATCCGGTGCAAACATAACCCCCTAAAATAATCCGCACAAAAAAGTGTGTAACCGTTACGCGCTTGTGTGAAAGCATTTTATAATAGATGGAAAGCGTTTCACCCTTAATTGCCTCGCCCACCTATACTTAACAATTTTGCCAAAAAGTAAAGCGATAATTATGTCTAAAAAGGAATTGGAAAAAAGTAAGGAATTGGCACGCATGTACTACCTGAATGGCGAAACACAAAAACTTGTGGCCGAAAAGGTAGGGGTTAGCCGCGTAACGATTAACAAGTGGGTAGCCGATGGTGGTTGGGACACTATGCGCGTGGCGAAAACCATCACCCGGAAAGAAATCATTACTAAAATGATGCAGGAAGCTAACAAGAAGTTGGAAGAAGGGAAAATGTCCTTTGATGAGATGTCGAAGTTGGCCGCGTCCATCGAAAAGATAGACAAGCAAACCAATGCCATTACTATTTATGAAGTATTGACCGCCTACAACGAATGGCTGGTGGTTCGTTCTGGGATAGACAAGGAACTTACAACCGACCTGATTAAAACAATGAATCGCTACCAAGATATATTTCTGAGTGAACAGGTAGGTAAAAACAAATTCGCTTAAATGACCGGGAATACATTAAAACAAGCGCAAGAAAGGTGGAAACAGCTATCGGAAACGATACAGAATATGTCCACCGTCAACGTAGCTGAAACGAAAGCTGCGCAATTAGAACGTATTGAACGCGCCCGGAAAGATTATGCCTATTTCGTGGAATACTACTATCCGCATTATTGCACGGACAAAGTAACCGGGGAAGTAACACCGTCGGCAAAGTTTCATATTGAAGCGGCAAAAAAGATACTTCAAAACAGGGATATAAAAGCCGTATTCAAGTGGGCACGCGGCCACGCCAAATCTACCCACATGGACGTAATGATACCAATGTGGCTAATGTGCCAAAAACAACGGCAAATCAACGTCATGGTATTGGTCGGAAAGTCCGAAGATAGCGCACAAACTTTGCTGGGTGATATACAAGCCGAATTGCAATATAACAAACGGTACATCCACGACTTCGGGTCACAATACAATTCGGGAAACTGGCAGGATGGCGAATTTGTCACCAGTACCGGGATCGCCTTCTTTGCCCGTGGACGTGGGCAATCTCCGCGCGGTCTAAGATATAGAAACCGCCGCCCGGACTACATAGTCATTGACGACTTGGACGACGACGAATTGTGCGAAAACGATACCCGTGTCAGAAAGATAACCGAATGGGTGAAAGAAGCCTTATTCGGGGCTTTCGGGGCGGAAGGCGGCCGTTTTATCATGGTTGGTAATCTTATCAGCAAGTGCAGCGTATTGGCTAATATAGCCGCGTCAAAAGGCGTATTCGTCAGTCAGGTGGACGTATTGGATAAAAAAGGCAAACCGTCGTGGCCCGAATACTGGACTATGCAACGCATTCAGGCCAAACGCGAATTTATGGGCTACCGGGCCTTTGAAAAGGAATACATGAACAATCCTATCAAAGAAGGGACGGTGTTTCGTAAAGACTGGATTCGCTGGAAAAAAATGTTTTCACTTGACCGGTATGAAAAGATTGTGGCTTATTGCGATCCATCCTTTAAAGGCAGCACGCAAAACGACTATAAGGCGATTAAGGTTTGGGGAAAGATCGGAACAGAGTTGCACCACATAGCCGCCTTTGTCCGGCAATGTTCGGTTAGCGAAATGGTGCGCTGGTTCTACGACCTTCACGAGCGTATGCCGGAAGGCGTGATATGCGAATACTACATAGAGGCTAATTTCCTTCAAGATATTCTTTTGGATGAATTTACAACGGAAGGAAAGCTACGGGGTTATCAATTACCTATACAGGCAGACAAGCGTAAAAAGCCCGATAAATTCGCCCGTATTGAAGCCGTTTCGCCACTGTGGGAGCGCGGCTTTGTCTTCTACAATGAAAGGCTGCAAAATGATCCTGATATGTTGGCCGGGATAGAACAAACCCTTTCAATCGAAAAAGGAAGCCGGACGCACGACGACGCGCCGGATGCCGACGAAGGGGCTATTTATATCCTTCAAAAATACACAAGAATACAAGAGTATCAACCCAGCTTTGGTATGCGCCAAAGCCCTAAAAATTCATGGTAATATGATTAAGTTATTCAAAGGAATCATTCTGAATTACAGAGTAAAAAGAGCCGTTAAGATGGCAAAAGAATTATCGGAAGCGAGCAAACGCAAGTACATCGTTTTAATGGTGGCCGGTGTTCCTAAAGTCTATTCCAAGCAGGAATTAAAGAACCTGATACAAAGACGTGTATTCAAGAAGGGCACGACTATTCAGGACTTGGAAAAACGGGCAATCCTTATAACCGCATAGCCTATGTTCCTGACTGAAAACGACTATATCGTGGCTTCGGCGGATGCGTTGACAATCTTTTCACAAAGCACGCCGAAAAAGCGCGAAAAAGCCGAAAAAATGGCTATTGAGGAAATTGCCGGTTACCTGCGTAGCCGGTACGATACCGGGCTTATTTTTTCGGCCGTTGGTGACAATCGTAATGATGTCATAGTAATGCACGCCTGTGATATAACGCTGTACCACCTTGTTTCATGGCTTCCCGGCAAAATGGGTCGCGAGATTAGAAAAGAGCGTTACGAACGGGCGGTTAAATGGCTGGAAGAAGTCCAGGCCGGAAAGGTTACGCCGAATTTGCCAACCTGTACCGGCGAGGATGGAGAGGAAGATATAAACAACCCCGTAAAGTGGGGTTCGGGAAAAAGCAACACTTATATTTGGTAAGATGGGTAAAAAAAATCGCATAAGTAACGACCTGTGCATAGGCGGGTTTAACCTTGCTAAGGAGAGCGACCGGAAACGGCTTAGCTCCATGATGGTGGAATTAAAGCTACAAGCGGACGCGCTCACACAAAAAGACCTGAAAAATTGGCGGCAAGCGTGGCAAATGGCATTGAATGTAGAAAATCCGCGCCGCGGCCCTCTGTATGATATTTATACGGATATAGATGCAGATTTGCACCTGACCGGCTGTATCGGCCAGAGGAAAGGCTTTGTTTTGAAAAAAAGTTTCAAACTGGTAGACACCAAAGAAAAAGAGAACGAAGAGGCAACCAAGCTGTTTGAAACCGGATGGTTCAAAGATTTAATAGGCTATATCTTGGATAGCCGGTACTGGGGGCACTCGCTTATTCAGTTGGGCGATGTTGTAACCGTTGACGGAAAGATGCGGTATAAAGACGTTGAGCTGATTCCACGTAAACATGTGATACCTGAATACGGTGTTATTATCAGGGAACAGGGCGACGAATGGAAACAAGGGTATGATTACAGGAACACCTCCTTATCCGATTGGGTAATCGAAGCCGGAAAGCCTAAAGACCTCGGTCTGTTCCTGAAAGCGGCACATCAGGCCATACCCAAAAAGAACATGCTGGCTTTTTGGGATCAGTTCGGCGAAATATTCGGTATGCCCATCAGAATTGCCAAGTCAACGGCCCGCGATCCTAAAGACCGGTCACGCATTGAAAACATGCTGGCTTCTATGGGGGCGGCCGCATGGGGGCTATTCCCCGAAGGAACGGAAATTGATATTAAGGAGACAACAAGGGGAGACGCTTTTAATGTGTATGACAAGCGTGTTGACCGGGCCAATAGCGAAATAAGCAAAGGTCTGCTTAACCAGACAATGACTATTGATAACGGTAGTAGCTTGTCACAATCGGAGGTGCATCTTGAAGTTTTTGAAAATGTAATTGAAAGCGATGCCGACTTGGTTAAGGATATAGTGAACGACCAGCTGATTCCACGGATGATTAAGCACGGCTTCCCGCTCAAAGGCTTACGTTTTGTTTATGACGAAAGTATAGACTACACGCCGGAACAGCAGGTTGCGTTTGAAACAATGATTGTCGACCGCTACGAAGTTGATCCAAAATATTTCATAGACAAATATAATATTCCGATTATCGGGGAAAAGAAGGTACAAACACAACAACTTTCAAAACCTTTTTTCGACTAAGCCCCGATGTATATACGGGGCTGCACAAAAGGGCGGCAGAATTATACGGAGATAACAACCTGATATTATCCGCTGACAATCACCCGGACACTTCGGACGTGGAAGCTGCTTTCAACAGAGCTGCAAAATGGTTGCATGATAACCGCATATTCGGAGCGGCCATGCTACGGGAAGATGCTGTTATTGGCTTGATTGAAGAAACGGCTTCCTTCTTATCCAAAGGCATAGAACGGGGATTGGAAGAATGTTCGCCATCTGAAACAATGGTGAACAGCCTGCGCGAAAGTGTCGGCGTATTTTCCGGCTTTAAAACCTTTCACGAAATGAAAGAAGCCGCCGGAATGCTTTTAGATGAAAGTGGTAATATAAAACCGTTCGAACAGTATTATAAAGACGTTCAAACCCTGAACGAAACTTATAATAAGTTCTACTTAAAAACCGAATACGATTTTACCGTTGCCAGCAGTGAGGCGGCCGCACGGTGGGAAGACCAGCAGGACGACGGGGAAGGCCGGTATCTATTGCAATACCGCACGGCCGGGGATAACAAGGTAAGAAAGGCACACCGGGAACTGGAAGGAATAACCCTACCGGCTTCCGATCCTTTTTGGAATAGTTATTATCCGCCGAATGGTTGGCGTTGCCGTTGCACCGTTGTAAAGGTGCGGGCTGCAAAATATCCGGCGACGAATAGCAAAGAAGCCATTGAAGCCGGAAGTAAGGCGACGGCAGGGAAATATGCCGAAATGTTCCGCTTTAATCCCGGAAAGCAGCGTGCGGCTTATCCTGCTTATAATTCCTATACGATTAGCAAGTGTGCCACCTGCAAGAAGAACGGCATGAAGCTGGCGAAGGTGCCCGACAATGAACTTTGCGCAGCGTGTCCGATCATCCGCGAATGCGCCGGGGACATAACCAAATCACAGACCGCCATTGAGCGCAAGCACTATCTAAGAGAAATGCAGCCGCTTCTGAAAAAGAGAGTCATGCTGGAGATTGACGGTGTACAAAAAAGTATCGGATTCCGAAAGGAAGGAAACGAGCATTTGTATAGTGATACGTTTGGTCGGTCGTCAGTTCTAAAGAAAGACCATTTATCCGGACTGGATAAAGTGCTGGGAAAAGCGGTCTATGTGAAAACATCGGATTCGCTCAGCCATGAACGAAAGGATAAAATCAAACGGTTCCATTATCTGGAATCGGAGATAGATGGAAAAATGGTTTATTTGAATGTGGCGGAAACGGACGAAAAGTCGAAAAAAGGTGTTATTTGGCACAATCGCTTCTTGTATTCGGTTACGGACAAAATAAAATGAAAGCACCCATTGGCGCCGTCTTAGGTTCCAAGACCAGGTGTGGCCACACAATGAATGCTTTCATAGCGCAAATATACAATTAATAATTTAAAAGTCAATGTCATGGACGGAAATTTCAAGAAAGAAGTTATTGACCGGTCGCTGGATGACATAAAGGTCGAACTGGACGAAGAATTTGACCGCAACTTTGAACGTAAGTCTTTCTTTAACGAAAAGGAATGGCCGGAAAGAAAGTTCGACGACGGTGTCGGATCACTTATGCAGCGAAGCGGCGGACTAAGAGGCAGCGTTCGTTCCCGAAAGCGTGGTGTCGAACTTGCTTATTCTTCATCCAAGCCATACGGGCGCATACATAACGAAGGCGGCGCAATAAAAGTTACCCGGAAGATGAAAGGCTATTTCTTTGCCCGCCTGAAAGAAATAGAAGGGAAATATACCTATAAAAAGGATGGGGAAAAAAGAAACAACAAACAGAACCGCCTGCTTTCGGACAAAGAACAATTTTACCGGGCTATGGCATTAAAGAAGGTCGGTTCAACAATCACCATGCCGGAACGTCGGTTTATCGGGAACGGCAGGGCAACGGATAAAATCATCCGGGAAATAGCGGAACAGAATATTGAGGACTATTTTAAAAAACATAATATTATAACTCCATGAGAAAAGAAGTTTATCAAATTCTAAAAAAAAGGCTTCAACAGCTAATTACCGATGAAGAAAGTAATATTCGCTTTGTTTCTGAACGCCAAATAGCCGAAAAGGGGGAAACGCCAACTTACGCAATCAAACACATAGGACTATGGAATAGGCAGGTTGAATTTATAGAGGAAGAAACGCCGTTTCTTATGCCGGCCATATTTATAGAGTTCGGGAAAATAGATTGGAGAAGCCAAACAGGAGGTTTACAAGATGCAAACCTTACAATTGGGTTGCACGTGCTTACAAATGCCGTTCCTGAGGGCTACGACGGGGAAGTGTTTCATCTTGATTTGTTGGATAAGATAAATTATTGCCTGCACGGCTTTAATAGCGGAAGCATGGGAACATTGACACGTGTAACCTCTATCCCCTGCCACGACCACGAAGAAATATTGGATAACACGGAAATATTCAAATGCTTGGTACAGGATGATACGGCCGTAAAGAAACAGGTTAAGATATCGGCAAAGCCTAATATTACCGTTACCTAAAAGAATGAAAGTTGCAAGGCTTCTTGTTTGGCTACTACGTCAGGGTTGGCCGCCGCATTGATATAGTTATAGAAAGTCTTTTCCGATATGCCATATATCGGCCAAATATAACGCTTCCAAATAGCCCGGTTAGACAAACCGGTCTTTGCATATTCGTCATATATTGCATTGACTTCTTTAACACGCTTAACGTATGAACAACCTTGTAAAGCCATTTATTAATCGGGATTTTTAATAAGTACAAAATTATCAAAAAGATACAGGACTACAAAAGAAAAGCGGGCTAAATTTACTTAACCCGCTTTTTGTAAAGCAACAAACCTATATTTTTTTCCTATCATTCGATATAATAGGTTTGTAACATCATTCCGTTTCGCTTAATAAACAATACCGTCTTTCCTTCATCTGTGCGAATTTCCGTTGTTACTTCGCTACGGGTGATTGTCTTATTTTCTTTTAGGCTGACTATTGCAGTATCAATAAAGAATTTAAGTGCATCAAAGTTGCTTTTATTATTTTGAATTATCAGGCCGTTATACTGCTTATCTACCCACGTTTGAATGATTTTTAACCAGCGCGGTTTGTTGTTGGGTATGATGGATTTATATTTCAGTTTCATCTTGGTTAGAGTGATTTTAATAGTTCTTCTTTAGACAAAGCATAGTTTTTCTCTAATTCAAATTCATAAACTTCCACCCTGTATCCAGCACTTTCTCCTGCACGTAGTTTATACTTAGAAAATGGTTCGTTAGGTTTATTGGTATCATAATTAAAGCGAGAAGTAACTTCAACTGTTTCTACCATAAATTCCTGCACTTTATTGTTATAAATAGCCCAAACCTTTTGACCGGGCGTGAATTTTGTTTCTATTCTCATATTAGTCCCTTTCTTATTAGTTATACTCCAATTATCTTATCATTTATACGAAATATGCTATCGCTCACAAAATCGTATATCTTATACATAAGTTCCGGTTCCTGTTCCTTTGGAGAATAGACCATTACTCTTTTGCCTGCACCTTTCATCCATCCTGCTTCTGTGTTAGCAGACCGACCACAAGGAAGAACCATAACACAGACATCCGCCCACTTCATGCCGTTAAAATCTGAATCAAATCCTTTTTGTGCAATCGGGTGATTAAGAGCTTCACGATATTGCTCTGTTGTCCAGTTTTGCCAGTTAGGGTCTATATCAGACCATTGGAAGCCACCATTACCATGAGGAGGATTCTTAAAATCGTAAACCTCATGTCCTAAATCACGGAGAATACCTACAACGTCCTGTTGAAATACATTTCTCCAACTACTTGCTACATAAATTTTTGCCATATACTATAATTTTAATTTTTAAATTATTATTTTTGTATCGTTATTGTACTTGTGGCCGAATGGATAAGCTCCATCTGACAAATGGATATGTAGGTTCGAATCCTACCGGGTATATACTGTTACTAAAAATAAACAATCATTTTATGAAAGAATTCCTGCTATCAATTATAGCTGGGATGTTATCAAATAAAATATCAGATTGTATCAGAAATTGTCAGAACCCCATCCCAGTAACAGCGAAAACAACAACTTACTCCTACTTAAATCTTGGTTTTTACAAGCGTTTAAGGATAAGTGAAAAGGGTTGAGAGTAGACAGGGAGACGGATTTGCACCCCGTCTCCTTTTTATTTCTTTCTCATATAGTTTTGATGTTATTTATCTGTTAGAATTTTCTTCATAAACTTACGATACTCTTTCACGGAAGAAGGGTGCATGTTTCTGCTTTTCATGACTTGCATAATTTGGATAGTATTATATTTCCGATACTCCGTTGGTACTTTACGAAAAACGCCATACCTTAATACAATATTTCTTAACCCTTGTGGCAACTTCAAAGCCTTTATAGCCTTTTGCTGTTGCGGTACAGAGTAAGGCAGATAATTACTATCCCAATTTCCAAACACTGATGCAGTGTGATTGATTTTATTTGCTATTCTTGTTCTCATTTCTTTATTTTTTATAAATTAGTTATTTTTTCTATTGCCTTAAAAATTTCATAAGCCACCTGCGGAACTATTGCGTTGTCATAGGCTTTTATACTTTCTTTTCTCCATTTAGAAAAGGTAATACCGTCCAATCTGTCGGAAAACCCATCATCTCGGCTACAAATAGGGGATTGAGTTGGGAAGTTCCGAAATGGTTTGGCAAACAACTTTGGGTTTTCGCGCATTGTCCTTTGAAATCCCTCGCTTGTGGCGTTGGAAGCATTTGAACATATCTCGCAAGTCCCAAACTTCCGTTCTGTCCGTTCTGATTGACCTTTCTCGGTGTCCCGTTCTTGGTGGTTATAAAAACATCGTTTTTTCCTATTATAGCCCCTATTGTCGCATCGCTTGCCATTGGAGTAGGAAGTAATCCGAACTTTGCGCCTGATGCCAAATTGTTTAGTTTTATCCCGGTTCTGTCTCCTAAACGTTTTGCTTGTGCCATAGGATGTTCTATTACTTCCACTACTCTCGGAGTAGGCAATAAACCACACCCTGTCACGTCTGTGCGGTGCGCCGATACTGCAAGCTGGTATAAGTATCGGCTGGACTGAATATCCTTCACGCTCAAGGTCTGAACAGACTGTTTCGATAACATATTCTTGTTCAAGTAGCGTTTCCTTGTCAGTCGCTTCAAACAAAGAGGTTTGACTTTCCACTGTAATTTCACAGCCGGGCTGTACCATACTGGCGATTCCAGCAACGTTTTCACCAATAACAAAAGCCGGTCGCACTTCCCGGATGGCACGAAGCATTTCCGGCCAGAGATAGCGTTCGTCATTTGCTCCCTTTCTTTGTCCGGCAAGGCTGAAAGGCTGGCAGGGAAATCCGCCTGTGAGAATATCAACCTTTCCTTTCCATTTGGAAAAATTTGTTTTTGTAATGTCTTCATAATGTTCTGAATTAGGAAAATAATACTTTAATATCTTTCCGCACCATTCGTTTATTTCACAATGAAAAGCATTTTCCCAGCCCATGTATGCGGCGGCTATTTCAAAGCCGCCGATACCTGAAAATAAACTTGCGTGTACCATGCTTAAAGCGTTTCAGGCGCATAGGCCATTACATAGGTCGTTACATCACAGGTAACTATCACGCGGCCGGAACCCTTGCATTGCTCGCAAACATGCCCGTCTATACTACCGCTACCTTCACAGACCTTGCACGCCACCACATGGGGCGGAATAGTCTTTGTTCTTTTTACACCTTTGGGTTCTTGCGTTACCTTTGGCTTTCTAAATCTGTCTAAAATGTTTCCCATATCGTTTTATTACTTTAATATTATTACTTGCTTTCATCAGCTACCCAGTTGATTGTTACAACCGCTTTTAATTTCTTATGCCCCTTACAAACCGGGCATTCTACCTTTACACTTTCATGTGTCAGTTCATCCATTCCCCAGAACCAGCCGTTGCCGTGGCAATAGCCGCAAGGTACGCCGCCAAACTCCGTTTGTTCAACCGGGTGTTCCTTTGGGAACAATGGCGGCGAGATTAATAACATTGGTTGCTGCTTGCTCATGCTTCTGTCATACCTAAAGGAACACACACCCATGCACCGTTTTCGTTTTTCACTTCTGCACGAATAAACTGCTTGCTGATTGCCGGTTGATAGGCTTCTTCGATAATCTGAACGCCTTCCATGAAGCGTTCATTTCCGGCTTCTTCCGCGATTTTACGCAATTGTACTACGCGGCTGGCCTTTAGTGTGCCCTGTGCGTCACGAGCCAACAAGCGAAGTACCATTTTTACAAGCGATTTTGTTTTTTCATCACTGGCAAGCCCTTCAATGTATTCTTTCACAATGGCAATGCCATCTTCAACCGTATCGCGATAACCGTCTGTCGTGTAAACGCCTATGGTTATACGCTTGTCACCTTTTGAGTTGGTAAACGTGTCGCTGCGCTGGCCGTCCTTTTTTAGTTTCAGCACATCGGCTTTCATGTCGATAACATTTCTAAAATCATTCAAAACCGAGGCCTTTGTGTCCTTAATACCTTGACTAAGGCACATCAAAGCCGGAACCGTTCTTTCAATGGTTTCATCTACTAAGTCGCGGTAAGCCTCGCGATCTCTTTTCGCCTGTTCTTTGGCATTCTTTTCAGCCTGTGCAGTCTTAAACGCTTCAAACTGTCTCAATTCTTCGTCCGTCATTTCAACGGCTTTTCTTTCTTCTGTCATAGCTTTAATTAA